TCAAGAATGAATGGTTATTCAATTGGTAGGCAAAACGGATGGATGTCAGCTAATGATATTAGAGAACTTGAAAACCTTGACCGTATTTCTCCGGAAGATGGAGGAGATTTGTACTTAGTTAACGGAAACATGCTGCCACTTAAGAATGCTGGTGCATTTGCAAAAATAAATGAAAAGGAGGAGGATTCTACCTTTGGAAAAGAAGAAATTTTGGAACTGGATAAACCAAACCAATCAAGAACAAAGCAGCGATAGGGTTTTAGAACTCTATGGAACGATAGCACCAGATAGTTGGTTTGATGATGATGTTACACCTAAGATGTTTCATGATGAGTTATTTAGTGGCTCAGGCGATGTTACTATATGGATAAATTCACCTGGTGGTGACTGCATAGCTGCTAGTCAAATCTATTCAATGTTGATGGACTATAAAGGAAATATAACTATCAAGATTGATGGAATAGCCGCAAGCGCAGCTTCAGTTATAGCAATGGCTGGAACAAAGGTGCTAATGGCACCAACTGCTCTTTTGATGATTCATAATCCGGTAACGCTAGCCTATGGTGATCATACGGAAATGAGTAAGACAATTAAAATGCTAAGCGAAGTTAAAGAAAGTATCATCAATGCCTATGAAATCAAAACCGGTATGAGTAGAGCCAAGATATCTCGACTAATGGACGAGGAAACTTGGATGAATGCAAACAAAGCAATTGAGTTTGGATTTGCTGATGACATCTTGAAAGATGAAAAAAAGCAAACCGATGTGAAAGCATACGCATTCTCAACCAAACAAGTAGCAACTGCACTACTTAACAAAATTGCAGTAAAGATAGAAACTAAAAAGGAAAACGGGCGAACAGCAGATGAATTGCTGGAACGCCTTTTTTTAATCAAGTAAGAAGGGAGAAAATAAAAAATGACTATTCAAGATTTAATTGAAAAGCGCAAAAAACTATGGGAAGGTGCGAAAGCATTTGTTGAAAGTAAACGTGATAAAGACGGATTACTAACTGATGAAGATATCAAGACTTACAACGAGATGGAAGCAAAAATCAAAGCATTAGGTGATGAGATTAATCGAATGAAGGATCAAGAGTTACTTGAAAACGAACTGAAGAAAGCAACAAGTGTACCACTTACTCAAAAACCAGGAATGAATGAAGAATTAAAAACCGGTCGAGCAAGTGATACGTATAAAAAAGCAATGCTTAATGCACTTCGTTCAAACTTCAGACAAGTTAGCAATATCTTACAAGAAGGCAATGACTCAAGTGGCGGTTACCTAGTTCCTGATGAATATGATGCAAGATTAATTCAAGGTTTAACTGATGAGAACATTCTTAGAAAACTTGGAACAGTAATCAAAACGAGCGGTCAACACAAGATTAATATTGCAGGAACAAAACCAGCAGCTGCGTGGGTAGATGAAGGTGAACCATTGTCATTTGGTGATGCAACCTTTAATCAAATCAACCTTGATGCTCATAAACTTCATGTTGCTGTTAAAGTTACTGAGGAACTCTTATATGATAATGCTTTTGGACTAGAAAATTACTTAATCGACCAATTTGCAAAAGCCCTAGCTAATGCTGAGGAGGAGGCATTCTTAAATGGTAACGGTGAAGGAAAACCTCTCGGTATTTTTGCATCAACCGGTGGTGGGGAAGTTGCCGTTACTACTGCAAGCTCAACTGCGATCACTTATGATGAAATCGTCAATCTAGTGTATTCGCTAAAACGTCCATACAGAAAGAATGCAAAGTTCATCTTAAACGACCAAACAATCGCAACTTTACGAAAACTAAAGGATGGAAACGGCCAATACATTTGGCAACCTGCACTTCAAGCCGGTGAACCTGATCGTTTACTTGGTTATGAAGTATTAACTTCTGCTTATGTTCCAACGATTGCAGCTGGTGCTCCAGTTATTGCCTTTGGTGATTTTTCTTACTATAACATTGGAGACCGTGGTGTTCGCTCTTTTGCCGAGTTAAAAGAACTATTTGCTGGTAACGGTATGATTGGTTTTGTTGCTAAAGAAAGAGTCGACGGAAAACTTGTGCTTTCAGAAGCGGTTAAAATCCTAAAAATCAAAGCGTAAAGGGGGTAACTTAAATGAGTTACAACGTTAAAAATTATACCGAGCAAGGTGGAGAAAGAACATTCATTAATGGTGAGATTGTGGTTAACGGCAAACTTACTGTTAATGAGGGTGCAGAAGTAATAGGTGTAGAGACAACTCCCTACACCTTAACTCCTGCAACTTCAACCTCAATTGGTGGAGTTAAAGAAGCTACAAATATTAAAGAATCATCTGCATCAACCGTATCTTCATTAAAAGATGACTTTAATGATTTAATTATAAAATTAAAAGATGCTGGTGTAATCGCTAAAGATGTATTTACTCTTTCTGCTAGTTCCATTAACACTTTGGTTGGAGATGAATTAGCAGAAAACCACAGCAAGATTGAAAGTATTATACTTGATGAGAATATCATAACTATAAAAGTACCGGTTGATGAATTAGTATCATTCACTTCAGATACTCTTGAACAAGGAACCCATAAATGGATTGGTTTATCAATTGGAACAGGACTACCATCAATCATTGATTGTATTTACAATGGAACTTATCTATTTGCTCAAGTTGATGTTGATGAAGCAACTGTTGTAGGATGCCCTGAAGGATCATTTGTTCTTTGGATCAAGTGTGATGAAGTTGTAAATACACCTAAAGTAATTACACTAGGAAAACCAGGTTATAAAACAGAAACTTTAACTATCGTTATAGAAACAGAATAAAGGAGACAGTGGTGATGGCAACTAATGATCTATTACAAAAAGTAAAACAAAATCTAATCATCGAACATTCGATAGATGATGCCTTAATCCAAAGTTACATCACCGCTGCTGTTTCTTATGCAGAAGGTTATCAACATTTTTCAAATGGCTATTATACGGAAAACCTTATGCCTCCAACCACTGAGCAAGCAGTTATAATGCTTGCCAGCCATTTTTATGAATCAAGAGATGGTTCAACTGGAGGCTTTTTTTGGAGATAACATTCAAGCCGGTGAGCAAGTCTGGAAT